ATCACCCTAGTCCGCAAGGTGGATTAGATTCATGTGCAGGGCCACTAACATGCTGTATCCAAGAGCATGAGCCTTCTTGAACACATAACCACGGCTATCATCACCGTCCCACACTGACGCAAACACCTGATCCCAGGGCTGATTCTGTAGATGTGCCTTGCCCGGACGTATGATGCTGATGAATGCTGCCATCCTGGCGATGCTGTCGGGACGCATGGTGGCCAACAAGCCAGTGTAATTGCCCACATGCACTAGTTGACTGGCCCAGGCAGGGTCCTGCCACAATCTCTGCCAAGGCGGCTCTCGATCCAGCATCTGCTGATAGTGTTCTGGATTCTGGATCAGTTTGTACACCGACATGTTCAAGAAGTCGATCTTGAAATATCCACGTTGTTCAGCCGTTTCGTAATCAAGTGCGGCACAATCAAGCAGGGCATTCCTGGGTATGTCAGTGACATACACACCAGAGTTGTGTCGTCGGATCACGCCATCTTGTTGCTGGCAGGCCGGCACATGCTGGATCAACTTCAGCACATGTTCTCTGTCAGCAAAATCTAGATCAATGTCCGCGGCCATTACCAGCCTGCCTTTCGCAACAGTTCTCGCACATATTCTGTGTCTGCGGCATAGTCATGGAATCGACGCTGCCAGAAGTCTGCGTCTATCCAGGGCCAGATCATGGCCACTTGATCAGCATTGATTCGTGCTAAAAAGGCCTGCCCTGAATCCGAATTGTACAGGCACCAGGCCGTGATCCTGCCCGTGCTCACAGCATAGCATATTGCATTGTCGTTGCCGTATCGCAGATAATCTCTATCGGGACAGCCTGTTTCTTCCGACCAGGCTATGGCAGTTTCCATGGCACGGGCCACAGCATCGCTGACATCTTCACTACGCACATATTCTGTGAGGTACTCTGTGTACACAGTGTCTCGGCACCAATGATCGATTTTCTTGTTTTGTCGCACCACCCAGTCGATGAATCTCGCTGTGTTCACAGCACGTATGGCCACGCAGTATCTGCCAAATTTCACAAACGCACGATAATAAGGTGATCGTGCAAAGTCATCAAAGGTCTTTAGTTTGGCTGATCCTTGTGTGATCTCATAGAATCTCAGATAGGCCTGCAGGCCCAATCGCACTCCTGTTTCATCCTGTTCCTGGAATCGACGTTTGGGCTCGCACACATGCACAGCGAGACTGGTCTCTCGCTGGAATGTTTTCTCACAATAACGGCACTGATGGGTCATGGCCTTTCGAGTTTGAATGCCACTGTCACACGTAGGTTGCGGCAATGCCTGGAGGGATCCAGGCCAGCATGCAAGATAGTTGAATCAAAAAACACCGCGGTATTGGGTGTGGGATACACACTTAACACTTGTTCGGTCGCAGGATCTGAAAACATGGTATGACCACCCCATTGTGGTTCCCAGCGGCCATGGCTGTAATACAACAAGGTAAAATAGCGTCCTGGTTCTTCGCCTATCGCATCCTGATGCAGATCTCCTGGCAGGCCATGTGTCTGACCATTGGCATACACGCGGTGCAGGAGCCAGTCAATGCCAGTATCCTTACAGATCTTTTCAAACACTGTTTTAGTAAAAAATTCTTCATTGCTGAGATCCAGATACCAAAACTTGATGCCTTGATCGTCCTGTGTGAGACCATCAAACTTCCAGCGGCTGGATCTTTCAGTCAAGGTCACCGACTGTATCCACTGTGGTATCTCCAGGAAGTTGGGCAGGATCTCCACGTTCATGGCGTTTGTCCCATGTGACGTAAATGTTCTTTAAGTTCTTTTGAGTCTGTGATGGCAGCCAGAGTTTCGATGTCTGACATCTTCATCGTAGGATACAGTTGCATCAAGGTTTTCTTCACTTCTGAGGATCCTGACTCTTTTTTCTTGGGTGCGATCCACTGATGGCGATGTACTCCCATGCCCGGTGATACTGAAGTGGCCATGAGCCATTGCAGTCGGGGATGGCGATTCACGGCATAAAAATGCTTGTTCAATCGCTCGTTGGTGGCTACCACGTAAAATTCCTGCAGTTCTCTCGACCCATGCACAGAGGAACCCCATCGTATCATGAGATAGTTGGAGAACTTCTTGCGTTCCTCATCAGTGAGACTGTCGTAGAAATCGCGATCCTTTTCATCAAAGCATCGCATCTCATTCTGTATAGAAAGTTTATCCACGATTGCTGTTTATAACTGCGGCATGGGCATCCAACTTGCTTTTGAGCCTGCGTATCTCTTTGTCAAGTTGCTGTATCTGCTGGGCCTGGTCCGCGACTATTTTTTCCAAGCGACGGATGTCTGCTGGATCCACAGTGGATGCTGTTTCCGATACTGCCATGGGTGGTGCACTTTTTTCGTATTGTTCCATGTTACCAGGCCTTGTTGTAGTCTACTATTTCGCAGTTGCGGCTCACGTCCTTGACGAAATACACACAGTCAGGATCAGGACCTTCACCCACGGGCACGGCCAGCATCTGACCATTTTTGAGTTTGGGGGCATACCACGCCACTTCGTGATACACGTCTATGATTTCAATGTCAGGAAAACTGGGACGGAATGATGTCAAGGGATTGAATTGGAATGCTTTGAATCCGCGATCATTGATGGATGTCAAGGGCAGCATTTCTAGATCACCCAGATCAGGTTCACCGATGAGTATCTGCCAATCCACGGGCATGCGTATAGTATCTTCGCCGATCCGCAACACCAGGGCCGGTGCTGAAAAACTTTCCAGGAATATCAAGGGTATGTAATGATAGTCGGGATTGGCCGGGTCCGAGTTGTCCAGGATGGCAAATCGCATGTCATCCACTTCTTCGGGCAAGGTATCAAGATCGTAGGGTGTGTTGTCTAAGGTGAGTATTCGCATGTGTACTACTTTATAGAGATATCGATCAAAAGTCAACCATCATTTTATGACCATCCAGTCAAGTTTCTCCTGCGTGAATGGATATCGTGCTTCCTTGTAAAACTGTTTGCGTTTAGCGAGATGTCGCTTGGCGAACCGGCAGGTGCTGGTTATATCCCAGATTTCCACATGATCTTTGTCTTCCGCTTTGCGAATGCCGCGACCAATTGACTGGATAACTCTAACAAAAGACTTGCCAGGCTCAACAAGAACCAGATTGAAAATACGGGGAATATTAATACCAACCGCAGCCACACCATAAGTGGCGACAATGATTTTATCTGTCGCCTCCGCCACTTCGTCATAATGATCCTGTCTTTCTGTGCCCTTGGTGGCACCTGATACAAACACCGCACGATCGCCCAGTCGCTCGACCAAGGCTTCACCGGCGGCTATGCGATCTACTAGCACCAGAGTATTGCCGGTTTCGTTCACACGGGCGATCAAAGAAGCCATGGTATCCAGCCTGCCGGCTTCTTCTAGCAGATATTTAAGTTCGCTCTGATAGTTGTTGTACTCCACGTGATCCACCAACTGTACAATGTTCACATGGCACTGGGCCAACACTCCGCGATCCTGCAGTTCTGCGGCCTGCAGTCGAGATACCACGGGCCCCAGGCTCACGTGTATGGCCTGGAACTCAAACTGCTCTTTGGGCACAGTTCCGGTCAAACCCCAGCGGATCGGCACTTGCGACATCACGCCCGTGAGCAGGGTTTTCAGTGCATCGGCCTTGGCCATGTGTACTTCATCAACTATGACACACACCACGCCCTCCAAGAACTCTCCGATGGTGATGTCTGCTGTATCGTTCTTGGTGTTCTTCAGCAACACGTTCAGGCTCTGCCATGTGCAGATAGTGTGCATGCGACCAAACTCTTTCCTGTCACCAAAGAACACGCCGGTGTCCAGGCCCATGTTGATGTAGTCTCGTTCGGTCTGAGTAACAAGGCTCTTGTTGGGCACTATGATGATGCTGCGTCCATAGGGGGTGACAGCATGGCTTAAAGCCGCGGTCATGATGGTCTTGCCGGCACCTGTGGCCACTTCCTGGATGCACTGCGGATTAGCCAGGAAATCGTTGATGATCTCTACTTGGTAATCTCGCAGCGAGATGGGACTACCAGCATCGGGGTGTCCCGGCGGCCATGAATATCCTGCGAAAGTATCTTCTCGGACCGGGGTGAAATTAAACGTGGTGCGATACTCACGCTGGTCATCCAGTTCTATATCGTAGTTGTACTCTTCCAGGATGGGTATGATCTCGGGCAGGAGATTCACAAAGGTACTTCCACCCAGGGCAAAGAAACTGACCTTGCCATCCCATCGTCCCAGTCTCACCGCTGGTAGATAACGAGCATAAGGAACATCGTATTTGAATTGGTTAACCAGTTTGCGTCTTACATCAAGTTCCAGTCCGGATATCTTGACGTTGACTTCGTCTTTGAGAATGATCGTGGCTGTTTTCATATGACAAACGAAAATCGTAATTTGTTATTGGCAATCTGTACATTTTTGTTCATCAAGTTTCCTACGATGGCTGCAGTATTTTGATAATCAACAAGATTGCCCAATGGCCAAAATTCCACTGTGGGATCAATTTGATTTTGCAAACAGTAATCTAGGTATTCCGATGGAAAATTCAGTTTATATGGGCGACACAAATCAATACAGATATCACTTCCGATCGTGTTCCAGTTGCTTAATTCAAAATCACTGGGTTGATTATCACCATCTCTAAATTTATGCCAACTGGATTTGCCCCAATCTGTATAGTTTAAAAAAACATTATACCTTCCATAACACGGATTTGCATCGTGGAATTTATTTTCTACTCGCCAATGTGGATCTCCGAGACAATGATAATTCAATTTTTTTTCAATTTTGTGGACCAAGAGATTGATATCATGGAATTTTTGAAACAGATCTGGACTAGCAAAATAAAACAATTTATCTATCTTGGATTCTTGACGCACTATCCGGATCCAATTTTTATGGATGATATTCAGACTTGATTGGTTCAACACGTTGTCAGCGATGGGTATTTCCGGAAAATGAATATTTCTAAGAAAACAATTGACCTCTTGTATGTTATTCCTCAATTCTATAACGAGCGTGTCAAGCAAAGTGCTGTCACCTCGGAATACAAAAGAGTTTCCAAAATTATTGCATTGTTCCACAAACCACAGAGAGAAATCAGGGTTTTCTACTTCAATATCAAAATAATCATGAGTCTGATCCCATCTCAGACGCAATATTGGATTTGCCATACGTTTAATTATAACGCCAACAAACTGAAATTACAAGAAAAATCATTAATTATCATGCAAAAAAACAGGTGCCGTTTTACGGGCACCTGTGTAAAACGGATCGCCTAGGAGCTAGACTTTGATGGCGATCCGGGGGAAACTTAACCGTGCTTCATGCAAGTGCTCTCGGCCAGGGCCTGCCAGTTGTCTCCGATCTTGGTGAGATCGGCCAACTTCAAGGCCATACGCAGACTGATCTCGCGTAGTTTGGCATGATTGTCTTGCATGAACTGCACGATCTCCTCGCCCTGCTCAGGGGTTAAATCGTAGTCCTGGAACAGATCGCCTTTGCGGAAGATCTGGCGGATGCGGAGTATTTTGTCGCGGGTGGTGTCCAAGGTGAGGTCCAGGAAGTGGCACCGGCTCTGCAAGGCCTCCAAATGGTCTTGCAGTTTCTTAGACTTGAGGTGATCAAACTTTAGGTTGGTGATGAATATGGCCGAACCTTTGAACTCAAATGCGTTAGGCACCCCTTCACGACGCAACATAGACGAATCTGAGTTCCAGCAGATCCTACGCTTCTTGCCAGAATCCAGAGCGGCTTTGAGAATGTTCAAGGCCACGTCATCCTGGAACACCGAATCACAATCATCAAACACCAACACATTCCGTGGGTCGGAATTCTTGTACAGGGTGCAGTATAGGCCGATGGGAGTCATAGCACCCTTTATGACCTGGTACTTGATCTTCTTGCCCGAGATCTGGTCAAACATACCAGCCTTCTCCAACTGATACTCCACACCGTAACTCTTGCCAACTCCAGGAGGACCCACCACGATCATGGCACGGATGTCGCCAGCGATGGCGGCCTTGGTCATGTCGTCTAGTATGGCGAATCGCTTCTCGATACGGTCCATGACCTGTTCGTCGGTCTCTTCAGGCTTCTTGAATTCTACAACCTTGTCTTGTTTAGACATTGAACGGGCTCCTGTGATTTCGATGTCTTCGATTGAGTCTACGCGGATGCGGATCTGTTCCGGCATGCCTGGAAATGTGCCATCGTTGGCTACCACTACATTGCCACCACGGGCATCAGTCTGGAAGTCACGCAACAGCGTGAAACGAAGGCCTGATACATCTTGTCTACGATATTCACCATTGCGAATGAGTACTTGTGTCATGTGCTATGCTCCTATAGCGTTATTGTTCTACTATTATACGAAAATGGGTATTTCTGGTCAACCCCCGCTAAAACACTAGGTTAGCAAGCACTTACCTAGTTGTTATTAAAGGATTCTTTAAT